ATGCCTTTGACTTGGATATCTTGACAACCGGACCCTTGATGCAACCAGTACCAAGCAAACACGACTCCATCGCGGCTGTCTTGAACAGTGAATCGTACTTCTCATCGACGAGCTGGTCGTCGATCTGCGTCTGCATTTTCTCGCCGGCTTTCTCAGCCAAATCCTTCTCGACATCAAGCAATAGTTCGTCAAGATGTTCGGCCGGAATATCCTGCGCCTGGGGATCGATGGCGAAGATTTCCTGCATCAACTCCTGCTTGCTCTCTGGAGTGAGTTCGGGTATCGGCGTCGGCCCAATCGACCAGTGACGGTCACGGCCCAAAAGCAGGTCAATGATGCGCGAATAAGCGCCCAGCGTCTTGGTGCGAGTCAACCGGACAAATACTTTTGAGCGATTGCCGAGTTTCGCCAATATCTCCGGCTCATAGATGCCGTTGAATTGACGTAAATCCGTTATCCAGCCTATTTCGATTTGCTGACGTGATTCACGCCAGGACTCGAATTTTTTATTGAGTTCGGCGCCAAGCTGGTCGGCGATGTCATTTTGTTTTTCATCCTGCGCCGGCGTCTCTGTGTCGGGAGATGCCTTGCTGAAATCGACGGCGATCAGCGGACGCGATTCCGAATCCGGATTATTAGCCGGATCATTAGAATCATACTCAGCCATTAGTACACCCACTCGCCTTTCTTGCCGGCCTGGGGGACGTGCTGCGTCGGCGCGTGCCGCAGCATCTCGCCTGCGATGGCGCGTGACATCACGCGATCGTCGAAGCAGCCTGGTTTGGCCGTGTACTTGCCGTTCTCGTCAATCACGAAAGTCGTCATTTCTGAAATCGTTTCCTCGCAGGCGATGCCGTGGCCGCCGTCGCGCAGTTCCGCGGATAGCTGGTCAATGATCTTGAGCTTGCTCTTTTCGGTGGTCAGCCACCCGAGTTTCTTGGTTTCTTTGTCGTCGGCGCGATGCGTCAAATCCTCTTGAACGTAGAGCCGCCGATAACGACGATCCTTGAGCTTGGTCAGCGTCGTCAAGCCGTGGTTATTGCGCTCGACGCCAATCAGGGCGATGTTGTAGTACACGCCGATATCGAACAACACGTCGCCGTACATATCAGGCGGTATATGCCCGTGCCATTGCGCCATCTGCCGTCCGGTTCCGACCTCGAGCACGTCCGCGCTGGAGAAGTCGCCCTTGGTCAATCCTTCGGCGACGTCGGCACCGATCACGTAACGCTTACCGGATTCGGGTTTCTTCCAGACTCGCAGCCGACCGTCCGCCCGCTCCAGTGGCTTGCCATCAACGATCTCTGCGCGAAACTTGGGGCTAAAACATTCCACCAAAGCCGTCTGCACATCGCCAGGCGAGAACACCAAGCGACCGGAGAACAGGAATGCTTCTTCTGGATTGCAGGGATATTCCTGTTTGAACAAGTCTTCCGGGTTCCCACCATCAGAAGGCTTGAGGCCGGCAATCTTCGTGCGCCGCCACATTAACTGCTCGTCGTCAAGTTTGTATCGTTTGGCGAGCTGCTTTTCTTCTTTTGTGCGCTTGAATCCGGGCGTTACTTTTTCCCGATACTCGTCCTGCCAGAACCACGGAATGAATATCGGGATGAACTCGCTGACGACACGTTGCCCATGTTCGTCGAGATCTCCGCGTTGCGCGGCTTCGGCGAGTTTCCACATGTCGTGAAACATGCCGCCGACACCAAACGCCGTGGATTCTAAAATGATCTCCGTGCCAGGAAAGTTCGGCACCGCCTGCATGGCGCCAGCTTTATGCGCGTCGGCATTGGGCCAATGCGCTACCTCCGATCCGTGAAAAAACAGAATCGTCTTCGAGCGGCCGGCGCCTTTGTTGCCCGCGGTTGCTACTCCAAATCCGGAATCAATCTGGTCGAATTTGAGTTCCCGCGCCGATGCCCGGGTAGCCGTCGGGCTGTCTGGATTATTCTCATGAAACCGTTCAGTGATGCCAAAAATGGTTTTGGTGGCCTCGTCCTCGTGCGTCAGTATGAAGGCACTGGCCCCTTCCGATAGCGTGACTTTCCAGTAAAACCGGCCTTCCACATACGTTGAACATCCCTGCTGCCGGCCTTTCAGTATTAAGACCCTGACCCTGCCGGTTTTTCGTAGCTGCGCCTCGATGCTATGGTGCAAATACTTCTGAACCCGATTGAATCTAAACGCTACCCGCTCACCGGATTTCGATAATATGACTAGGCAATCTTCGGCGAAGATTTCAAGGTCTTTGATGTAGATTTCAGTTAATTCGATCTTATCCAGATCGTCATTCTGTGCTTCATCGGCTTGCACGTTTTTGCAGCCGTTGTCGTGCCCGACGCAACCTGTCGGCATAAGACAGATTGACATTCACATTTAGCGGTTGCTTGTCGGTCCAGAGCTTGAGATGCCGCCCGAGCAAATCAAGCGATTTCGTCTTGTCGTAGAATTTTATTCGCACGGCCTCGCTCGCCGGAGAATCTTCTTCATCGTCTTCGCTCGCTTCCTGTGTTCGCAGGTCAATGCCTGCGATAGCGCGTCGCACATCTTCCGGTATTTCCTTGATCGGCAATAACCGTCCGTCTTTGTCAAACGCCTGGGTAACATCGACAAGTGACAACCGGAGCAGTTCGCGCAGCACATCATCCGAGGTCACGTTCACGCGATGGGATCTGGCGTCCATCTCTTTTTGAACGGCTTTGGCAATAGCAGGTTTCTGCAGGTTCTCCTGGCCGATGACGCGCGCCGTTTTCTTGCTGTACCCGGCACGAATTGCCGCCTGAGTCGCATTCAAATCGACCAGATATTCCTTAACGAAAAGCGTTTGTCTCTTGTTCATCACACCCTCCGCAGAATTGCCGATGGCAGTGCGGTTAGACAGCGTTAAAATTCACTCCTTACAGCTCGGTATTGGCCCATCCCAACAGCGACGGACATATAGCTGTGGTTCTTTTTCCTCGCCGCGAATGTTGTTCAGCACAACCACGAATAGCAGGATGATGAGCACGATCAAGGCACGTATGAACCTGCCGATGAAACCCAGCATGACATCCTCCAGCGATGAACGGTCAAAATCCCCCATGCTGACGTAGCAGTGGGGGCGAGATCGTTTGTCCTACGTCATCTCAAGAGGTCGTTTTTCAGTCTTCCGGCTCCAACCACGGATTCGGCGGATTAGACTGCGATGGCGTGATGCTCACGGCCACGCCGCCAGATGCCGGCGAAACCGTTACCGGTTGCCTTGGGTCATCGGGTGTGACAGCGATGGCGGATAAACCAAACGCTTTTTTTAACAGCCAGAATAACGTAGTAACCTTGGCGAGCGTCGCCATTCCAACCGCCGTCGCCGCCATACTGACCGACGCGACGAGCGCCGTACTCAATGCCGCCGCGCCAACCGCCGTCGCAGCAAGCGCCCTGGAAACCAACCGCGCCACCGTGAGAGCCACCACACCTACAGACGTAGCGGCCAACGTGGCGAACATCTTCTTGACGAGCGAGGCCACACCTACCGCTGTCGCGGCCAGCGTCCGGAAGAACGTCGTCACTTTCGTCAGCGTAGCCACCCCAATGGCTGTCGTGTCGAGCGCGCGTAAATACGTTGACAACCTAGAAATAATTGGTGTCCCTACTGCCGTAGAGGCCAAGGTGCGAAAATACATTGATAGCAGAGAGACAACCGCAGACCCTACAGCCGTTGCTGCAATCGTCTGGAAGAAGGTCGTGAACGACGCCGCGTTCTTTAAAGCTACCTGGAACCCGATCCCGGCGTCGTTATCGTTTGATAACGTAGCGGTCTGCGCCGGAGTCGCCCCGGCAACCGCCTGGATGAAATCAGCGACCAGTTGCGTGCCGTTGTGGTTTCCCAGATTCGGCTGTACGTCAACGCGCTCGGTGGTGTCGCCGTCCGGCGTCCAGGTGCCCTGGTCCCAGTTCGACTGGTGGACGCACACGACCCGCTGGTTGTCTTCCGTGGTTATGACCGAGGGCGCGTCCACCGTGGTGCCGCCGTTGTCCTCGGCACCCAGGCTGGCGGCGATGGGGTCGGACGGATTACCGTCCTGGTACGCGGCAAGGGTTATGATGATGCTTACCGCTATATCGAAGCCCCATGTTCGGTTAGCGGGCTCAGAGGCCGCTACATGGTAATACACCGAACCCTGATTGGCGGGTTCGATACTGGTATTTACGGCACAGTCCGGGCATAACGCCCAGCCGGAAGGAACCGTATCAATCGCTGCCGGATTGGAAGCGGTCCAGTAATAAACAGGGGCCAACATGATGTCGTCGTCGGCCAGCCCGGTCGGGTTGCCGACGGCGAGACTCGTGGCCGCTTGCGCGTTGGCGGATATCGCACTGCGGAAGGCGGCGGTCATGAAATATCCGCCGCGACTTCGGTATCCAGCTCCACCAGCGGCTCGACCGTCACGCGCACGCGGCGCTGGGGATTGACGCCGGGAAACAGCGGCATGATATTGCGTTTTTCATCGTGCCGCCACGCCCCGCCGCGG